AGCTTTATGAATTTTTAATTGTCCAGTACCTATTTTAACGCCTTCATATCCTTCTACTAATCTTAATTCAACTTGTGAAGTACCAGGAAAAATATTAACGATTGCATACTTTGTTGTGTCATTTCCGCTATTAACAATTAATTCATCGCCAATTTTAAGAGTTTCTGTTTCTTGTAAAGTTTTAGCAGAATCAGAGTAAGTTAATTTATTTAAGGTATAAAGCTTAATAGTTTTAGTTTCAGTAACTCCATTAACTTCAACTGGTTTTTGTACATTGCTAACTGAACTAACAGAAAAATCACCATAATAAGAAAGATCTCTATATGGCATTTGTAATACTTCTTCATCTAATTCATAAGGAATATTGCTAGAAGTCAAAGCATCTAAGAATAAACCATGATTGATTGCTTCAGAATTTTTGTATGTGTTAAAGAAATTAAGAGCAGTTTCACTAGAAGAAATCAAATACTTTTTAACCAATACTCTTTCGGTATCTTCGGTTATTTGTCCTGAGACATCAAATTTGATTTTTAATAATGGTGACAAAAAGCTTTCAAAGAAAAGATTGCTTTGAGTTTCAAACTGTGTTGGTAAATTTAAACTTGTAACTGGTTGAGCAGCTGTTTTAATTTTACTTTTAATCAAAGTTCTATAAGTACCGTCAGCTAATTTAATACTAGCCGCACCGTCACCTAATGCACTTAACGATTTTACAGTATCATCAATTCTTTTTAATTCTCTTGTAATATAGCCAAAAGAAGGAATTTCCACCGTAGTGATGGCATTATTTTCTTTTAAAAGATCTATTTTAACAGTCTTACTGTCAGAAGTAATAGCTTCATTTATGCGCTCGAAAGTTTCGATTGCATTTTGGTTCATCTGTAAAAATTGTTGAACTAGGCCGCTTAGAGAGTTTTTAACATTCATTATCTTAAAATATCGTATTTAAATTTTTGATTAATACTTGTAGCACTTGGATTGATACAAATAATTTCAATGTATGGTTTTGTTGATATAAATGAAGCTGCTGGAATTACAATATTTGCAGTCAAGTTCAAATCTAAAACCATTGCATTTCCATTAAGATCTATATTATTATTAAAGACTAACTTTAATGTTTGACCTTTTTTCCATGTTACAGCAGTATCATCAATGTATATATAAACCTCATTTACGGCAGGGTTTGAGTTAACAGAAACCCTAACCATGTTTTCAAAGTTATCTAATTTAGCCCAAATACCAGTACTTGTAGCGTTATTTGGATCATATTGAGTAGAATCAGTAATTTGCGTTGTTTTAACCAAAGTATTAATGTCATAATTATAAGGTTGAGGCATGCTATAACCATTCACGTTGTTATTAACATAAATCTTACCATTAACTCTGTCTACTAAAATACCTTTTCCGTTTTTAACAACATCGGTATTATATTGTACACTCGTAGGAATTGTACCACTGATTATTTGATTAATTCTTGAGTTAGTTTCTGCAATCAAATCAAGAATAGCAGTACTATTGCTAAAATTAGCATTTGCCGCCACGAACTGTTCTTGTAAATCTCGTAGTTCTGTAATAAAAAGGGACATTTGATCTTGACTTAAAACAAAAGATTCTAAAGCATCATATTTAGCTAAAGCTTCTGTGATTCTGTCATTTGCAGAAATTAAAGTCTTAGTAGCATTATCTAAAGAAGATACACTATCGTAGAAAATATCCATTGTGAAAGTTGTAAAGTCATTAACTGTAACATCAGATCCTACATTATCAAGAGATGAATTATATCTCATGTTTAATTTGTAAGAATATGCATTACCGTTTAGACCACTTACACTATTTGGCTTGTATTTTTGTTGAGCTGGAATTATACCATCAGTGAAACTATCTAAGATAATAACACCGTATAAGTTTGTCGCTCTATTACTAGGAGTTGATAGACTATATACGTCATAGTAAATTAAAATGGCATTGAATTTAAAATCTGTACCTCTTTGATTAAAATCAGAAATACTCTGTAAAGTCGAATCATTAATAATACTAGAATAAGAACTTGGAGTCCAATCAATTCCATAAATAGGACTCGTATTTGGATTAATGTTGTATTTACCAACACCTACAGTACTATCACAAATAGTATCTAATGAAATTAATGGATCTGGATGTGTAGAATTGCCTCTTCCTAAAATTTGAGGTTCAGCCGCAACATTATATTCAGTCGCTGTAGTATTATAAGCTAAATCTCCAGAGCTTTTAAAAAGAATAGTTGGAGTTGAACCGTGTGATGTAGGAACATTAATGTAAATTTCTTGGTACGCATTACCTTTGTACATTACATCGTTTGTTGCATCAATAGTACCAACATATTTAACTACTCTATCATAAGCTGCTCCGCTTGTAATACTATCAAAGTTTTCTGTAAATCTTGATAAGCCAATTGCAGATTCTGAATTGTCAGATGGTTTAAATCTAATAGCATCAATTGAATCTAGCCATTTAAAGAAGATTTTTTCTGCATCAGATTCAAATAAATCCGGATCAAAATCATTATCTTGTAGAATATGTTGCTCTAAGTTTAGGGCATAGTTTTGTAGAGTAGTAGCAAAATCTATATTTGGATCAGACGCCGAATAATTAGGACCACTGATAGTTTCTAACAATCCAAAGTTCATAGAATTATATCCATTAACTGAAGTATCTTCAGGTAAATTTAACAATGCAAATCTTGAAAATTCAAATTTCAAATCAGGATTGTTATGGGTTCTTGTTAAATCTTTCGCAGCAGATGCAAATGCATATACTGTTGAACCTTGTGTTTGCGGTCTTCTAATTAAAGGTGTTGACATATTATTACTTTACTCTAAATTTTATTATGAAATTGTAGTAGCGTAAGAGCTAATTACAATCCATTTTGAAAGTGTTTGAGACCATCTCAATGTAATCGTTGAACCATTTCCTGTAAAATCTACATTTTCAGTAGTGAATCCCAAAATATTTGATGCGTTAAGAGCATCAGGATACGCTGCTCTAGCCAGTACTGTGATTTCATGACCATCAGATGCTCCGTTTGCTAAATTAGATGTTGCAGTCATAGAAGCATCTAAGATAATAGTTCCGTGAACATTTGTTAATGTAGCTGGAAAAGTAGATACTGACGCATAAGCTGATTTGTAAACCGCCGCAGCCATATCTAAAGAAGATGTAAATTCAGAAGCTACAGAAAAAGTATTACCACTTAGTGATAAATCTGCTGCACCAGGTACTGTGATTTGATCTGACTCGACCAAACTCATTGAGCTTAATGTAAGACTATTTGTGTCTAAGTAATTTAGAATATCACCTAACTCAGCGTTGATTGCACTAAAGTTGTCATTGATAACTGTTCTTGAAGCAGAAATGCTGTCCGTACCTAGAATTTGTTGAATGTTTGCCATTTTTTATATTTTATTTTACTGTAATTATGTTTTTCTTGACTTTATTGATATTCCCATTTGTATCCTCTAATTCTAGACTTAACGAATAAGTTCCAGCGTTCTTAAACAAGTAGGTAAACCACATATTATCATAGTATATATCAGGAGAATTTTGAGACTCATTTTTAAGTACCCATGTTGGTTTAGTTTTTCCAGGCATCATAGTTTTGTCTAATGCAAATGTCACATGTGTTAATTTATTAACTACAGCATGTCCCTCAAAGAAAACTGTGTCATTCCATGTTGGATTTCTGCTTAAATAATGTTGCCCGCTATGAATTTCACCAAAAGTTAACGTTGCTTCTTCAAAATCATTATGCGCACTGTATTCTTTTCCAACAGCCAATATGTATAAACATACATCATTTGTTCCGTCGTTATTAGTATCTTCAAAAACAGGATTAAAAGCAAATTTCTTAATAATCGGGTTAGTCACTGCATTTAATTCATCAGCTATTGCTTGCCATCCAGCTACGTTAGTTGGTGTTGGACTAGTAATAACATAAGAACCAAAAACTATTTGTGAGGTTTCAGGAGATCTATGATAAACAGTTAACTCGCTACCATTTTCAATATCGCTAATTTTAAAAGAAGCTGTTTGATCTGGTCCAATTTCAGTGGCTTCCCACCATAAATTAGATGAATGATTCCAATTAGCATCTCCAAGATTATTCCAGAAATAAGGACCAGTCGTTTCTGACCAACCAAATTCTGCATCTAAATCTTTATAACGAGTGATTGTAGACAAATCTGGGTTGTCGTTATTATAAGAGTAGTTATATCTGTCTAATGTCAAATATGCCGAAGCTGGGATGTCTTGGATCATAACCTGATTATTTACGGGTAAGTTCCATGATGCACTTGCAGATTTCCACATATCATCGTATTCATTCCAAATATAAGTTTCTTCTCTGTACTTATAAAGACCATAAATATTAACAGCTTTGTTAACAGCAGTTATTTTGTCATATTCTCTTAATTGTGACACATAATTGTAAAGATCATAAACCTTTAAAGTCACATTATAATTTCCAGCAAAAGGCAAAGCAATTGGCAATTCACAAAATTCAGGATTCCACACAGCAGTCGTACCACTTGGTGTTCCAGAGTTTGTTTCACTCCAATATCCTATAGGACCTCTTAATACTCTATTATAACCATTTGGTCCAGTAATAGTCCATTCGATTTCATAAGTGTTTCTTGACCAATAATTATTCCATTGATTAAACGTAGCTTGTTCAAAATCATTCCATGAAAGATTTTGATCCATTTCTTTCCAAAGATCTTGATAACCGTCAAATTTTAAAATTAATGGTGCACCCGTAATTGGCCCATCATTATCAAACGGTGTCATTTCGTTGTCTTCTAGTGATAAGCTATAATAAGATGTATAGAAAGTTCTAATATCATCCATCATACTTTGTTTGGTATATGTTATATTATTAACTACCTTTGGTAAATTAACAAAGTCATTGTAATCATCAGTAAACGCATCACTAACTTTTTCTAAATTCTCAATAAAGATAGGTCCTTCAGGAAAGACTGTATATTTAAGATCTATACCACCATCAATAAATCCAATTGGATTTGCATTAGCACTAACATTTGTATTTTTAACACCAAATATATCAGCCTCACCAGTAATATCAACTATTTTAGCATATAATGGCAAATAGCTTCTTTGTAATTTATTCTTAAGAGCATAAAGTTTAACTAAAACTTCTTCAGGAGAATAGTCATAAACTTCTTCTACTTGTGGTGTATCCCACTCATCATCTATACCAGTCGGTGTATTAATTCTATATGTTAAAGAAAAACGTGAAGTCTTTTTGGCAGTTCCACTTGGCTTATTAATTCCAGTTGAACCGTTAACGCTATATCCTGGACTATCAACATCTGTTACTGGAACAGCACGCAATTTACCAAAATTCTGAGACTTATTATTAATGTCTAACCAATATTCTTTAATTGTTAGATTATTATAGCCATAGAATTTAACAGCATTAATTAAGGCTTTATATGTACCAACGTATGGCTTAATATTGTGACCCTCTAAAAGCATTTCTTTTCTCTTGGCATTTAGCAAGATCCAATCTGTACCAACTTCGTCGATGTCGTGATCTTTAAAAAGACTCATATCACCCTCAGGAATACTCATTCCTAGGTTATCTAAAAGAACACCTAAACGCTCATCTTCTGCAACTGTTTCACCATATAATTTAATATAAGCAATAACTTGTCCAGTTGACATAACCAATTCTAACCATCTAAGGTGAGAACCTTCAGTTTCAGACTGAAGTGCTAAATTAAAAATAATAGCCTCTTCGTGGATGTTTGAAAGTAAAGGGACAATTTTGTAAGAAGGATTTGTATGAGTTGCTATTGTTGATGCATCAATCGCAAGATCTTTTTTGATTAGTTTACTAACTTCCAAATCATTATTTTCACCTAAAACGGTTTCAAATAAGAATATGTCATCACTCGTATAATTGTTGGTAACTAATCTTGCAGTAATAGTGGCTGTTTCGCCATTTCCAGCAATAGGTTTAACGTAATGAATATTTCCATCAACGTCCTTTACCTCTTCTACGATCGCCAAAGAAACAGTTTCAAAAAGTCCAGTTGAAACCTCATTTAAATGAATACTACCCGTCCAGATATTATCTGTCGAGTTGTAATCAAAATTCAATATACCTTTAGTACCGTTGAAAAATAAATATCTTGAGTGATCTTGTAAATTCATTATTCTATATCGTAGTCTTTGTCAACAGTAAAGGACTTAAACAATTTAAGTCTTCTAACAGCTTTAATTTTTTCATAAACAAAATCATTTATAAAATCTAGAAAATCAGCCATAACTTCATTTCTATAAATATGTGGAGATACAGATCTTTTCATGATTTTATCTTTGTAATCATAACCTGTATTTTTTCTATCGTCTTTAGAACGCTTTGCTGTTGTATAAAGTTTTGTTAACTTATATCTATATAAACCGTCATAAATTGTCTTTGCCATCTGTTAAGTTTATATTTAAAGCATTTTTCTAGTTGCAGCTTGTAACTGTGTAAATACCGTTCTTTGTACTGGTGGTTCATCAAAATAAACTGATAAACTTGCCATCTGATTTAATGCTGGGCTATCTTTTACTACCGCATTATCTCTGTCATACCAACCACCTCTAAATAAAGCAAGATCTTGTTTTTGTAAGATAATATCACCATATTTGTCTAGTCCAATGTATTTATCAAATCCAACGGGGTTAGGTTGTCCTGCAATTAAGTTAACTTTTTGAATAGTTTCTGATTTTTCAAAGAAGAAATATCTTTGTTTACCATTGCCTATATCTTTTAATAAAGGAGTCGAAGGAGTAACTTTTATTGTTTTAACATAATAGTAACCCAATCTTCTAGCCTCTTCTTCGAGTGCTGAAACAAACTGTACATTGACCGCATCAATACCTTCTACTGCTTCTAATAAAGCAATAATATCAGATTTTGGTAATTTGTCTCTTCTTGTTATATTCAATAGATACTCACTCATCTTAGATCTAACCTCTTTAAAGATTTGATTCTTATCAAAGCCTTCAAAATATCTAACATAAATATCCATTCTGTATTTTTTAATGGTAGGCGTAACAAACTCAATATCTGTAACTACCATTTGTTGACCTGAGTCTTCAATAGTTTTTTGAATAGCAGCTTGTTCAGTTGCAGTAAAAGTAAATTCTTCAACAGGCAATGCAAAATAATCTTGGGTGCCTGTTAATTTTCTTTTAGCATCTGGTAACATAAATAAGTAAATTACGTTATCATCATCCAAATATCCATCGTCTGTTGTGTTATATGCATCTATATAAGAGAATGAGTTGTATCTTGATAAGAAGTGTTCATAGTTTTCTGGTGTAGCTAATACAAATGATTTAGAAGCTAACGGCGCGATTAATTTAGTGAATTCAGTAGATTCTGGATCTCCACCCATTTTAGGTGCAGAAACAACTTCAAAATCAAGAACTTGATTCAAGTCATACGGATTTCCAACTGAGTCAGTTCCTTCTGTAATCCATTTAAATGTAATATCTTTGGCATCACCCAAGTTACCTAAAGTACCATCGTGTTTGATGTATTCAACACCGATAATTGCACCAGCAGGTGGAATCATACCAAAGTTTCCATTTCCAAAATAAAGATCTAATCCTCCCATAATACCTGTTTTAATAAGGTATCCTTTAGAATCAGAGTTCATTTCATATAATGAGTTATAAGAAGTCCAAAGTTCGCTGTTAACGGTAATTCTAACTGTGTCATGTCCAGTTGCACCAGACACTTTAACATTAAATGATTGTAATCTCTCACCTGTAGCAGTTAATGTTTGGCTTTCTAATTTACCTTGTATAATTGGGGCATTAATATAGCCAGAGAAATTCTTATCAAGTCTAAATTGATCTCCATTTGTTCTAACTAAATAAACTAAACCATTTGCAGGAAAAGAAATTTCAGCATTAGCTGGAATAGTCAATGCATCACCAGCAATATCACTGGTAACACCTGGTTTCCATCTAAATTTAATTTGTCCAGTTGCACTAAAACCTCTAGTTGGATCGTGACCTGCTAATCTTGCTAAACCATAAATACTTTCAGTTTGTTGCGCAGTATAAATATTTTGTTCAACTAAAGCATCTTCAATATAGAACATTATAAGTTGACCAAGTTCTGAAAGAACTAATAGGATTTGAGCGTACGGCGACGCAGCAGTGAAAAATTCACCGGTTCTTTTGTAAGCTCTAGAAATATAAGTTCTTGTATCTTCAAAAATCTGAGAAGATTGTATTCTAGCTTTGTTTAAAATTTTAAAATCTGCCATCTCTTGTTTAATTTATTACAGCCCTAACAGCATATTGATTATTTATAACAACGTCAACTGTTGCAATTACAACATCGCCTTCTTTCCAGAATTTTGCAACCACTTCCGTGTTATATTTTTGAGCCAATGGGCAATAAGTAGCCAATTGTCTTTCTATAGAAGCCTGAATCGTTTCTTCATTTAAGTTAAACTCAAACAATAAATCTTCTAAGTTAGCACCAAAGTTTGGATCACCAAGAACATCTCCTTTTGTTGTAAAAAGAATCGTTTCGATCTGCGTAAGAAGTTGTGCAATTTCTGTTTGAGATTGCAACTTCTTTGGATCAAAATTCGGATCATCTAATGTTCTTATGTAAAGTTCCATACTATGTTACTATATATTTCATTAAGAATGCATCATCCAGTCAACACCTTCGTCGCCTTTGATTTCTTCTATAATTTTTTCTAATTCATCTTCACCCATAGATTTGATAACATCAGCATTAAGTTTAACTTCACCTGGTAAATTGTAATCAAAAATACTCAATTTAGCACCTAATGAAACTTTAATTTTTGCTGAACAATATCTAAAGAAGATTTCATCTTCAAATAATGCACAATCTGGAATAGTTTGGTAAACCTCTAAAATCAAGTGACTCTTTGGAGTTTCACCCATAATTTTTAAGTTTCTAGTCAAATTACTATAGTTAAACGAAATTGTATTGTTAATAATCTGACGAGCCATATCATAATAACTTTGCTGAACTACATAATACTGTAAGTTTTCAGCTGATTTAATATCATAAGTACCTTGACCTAACATACCACCAAATAATAAACGGTCGATGTTAAAGTCACCTTTAGTAAAACGAACGTCTGTACCAGCACCATAATAAGAACCTACAGGATAAACACCGTATACTGCAAAGACAGCTCCTGAGCCATCTAATGCCGCTCCAGGAAGAGTTAAAGATCTAGTACTTAAGTATGTTGGTGTTACAAAATACTCTTCAGGAATAACTAAGAAATTCTCTTGCACAGAGTACTCATAATTCTTATAGAACCATTTCTTAGCTCTTTGAATAATATTATAAATTTCTTTTTTAGGCAGATTCATTGGAATCATACATGCTCCGGTAATATCATCCGCTAATTCAATCATAAAATTGTTTAAACAATTGGGATCATATTCCCTAGGGAGACCCATGTCTTCTAAATCTTGAGCTGTAATATCAGTCATTTTATTGCATTTCTATTTTTTTGCTTTGTACGATTTCAACATCAATGAAATCAGCTTTATGTGTATATCTTCCTTCTCTAAATATTCCACCTTGCATTTGACCTTCGAAATAACCGTCTATGCCAAAGACATAGCAGTTTTCAGCAAATACACTTTGAGAAACATAACAAGATTGAAGCTTACTTTCTTTTACATTAGTACCTTGAAACAAAGCACAAAATTTAATATCAGATCCTTCTATTTCGCAGTTGTAAAAATCACTGCTAAGAATAGATCCTCTAATTTTACAATCCACAAACTCATAAACTTCAAGCTCAAAACACATTTTCATAAATGCATCTTTAATTTGAATTTTACCAGCATCTGTGTCATAATTGATTCTACCACCTTCGATTCCACCATGAGTAAATAATTTAATTACTCGATCTCTGATTTGTGGCCAATACATATCAACAATAACATCACTGTCATCCATGTCAATAGTTAACTTAATATTACTATCAGCCGTAAATAACTTTCTCCAGTCTTTACGACCTTCGATTACGTTTTTATTTAACTCAAGAATTCTTTTTAATTCAAGTTTATTATTAGGCGTAAATCCAGGATTTTCAGTAGCGTTCCACATTTGCAATAGGAACACATCTGTTAAATGCAAAAGATCTGTGGTTCTGTCTTGATAATCTTTACCACCCAAATAACGAAATTCTAAATAGCCCTTTTCTGCTTTAGAAAAGTTAATGCCATAATATTTAGACATTGGATACTCAAAATTCATCTGTGAAATGGTGTTTCCATCAAAGTAGAAGTTTTCAGCTCTTGGTAAGATCCATTTAATGGACTTAGCATATACCGAATTTTCTCTATTTGGGAAGAATTTATAAACTTGTGGCTCATTAAAGTCAAGAATAAACTTTAAAACGTTCATTTTCTTGATTCTATAAGGATCACCAGTTTGCTTAATATCAAACGAACAGTTAATATGAATAGCTGATCTGTCAGTTGTATAACCGTGTTCTTTTATATAAGTAAGCACTTTAATAAGAACCATTCTAGCATCTTGATACGGTAAAGCACCAGTCACTAATTCAAGCATGTTCTTACCACCTGACATATCAGGTTCAACTTTAAACTTTTTATCTGTAGGCTGAAATTCACTATGTGCTTTGGTACCTACATAAATATCACGACCCAGAAGAGACTTAAGTTGTTTAACTGCCTCGTCTAGGTCGTAATTTGAAAAGAATTCGAACTCGAAGCCGATTAAGGCTTTAAAGAGAATGTCTTTGTTATGGATGTTTAACATATTTAGAGATTATAATACTATCTTTCAAGTATATATCACCCCCTTTTAAACATCTATTAAGAAATAAGTTTTAAGAATACTTTTTTGGTAATTTCTTCAATTCTTGAGATTTCTACTTGCACTTCTTGATTCTTTGCATAATCTTTGATAGCACCCTCTGGCAATTCACTTACGTGTAATAAACCAATAACACCTTCTTCGATTGCAACAAACATACCGTAATCTTTAATAGACTTAACAATACCAGTTACTCTTGCAGGAATCTTGTATCTTTCTGTGATACCATTCCATGGATCGTTGTGGATCAACTGAGTCAATGTAATCTTAGTATCAGAAATGATTTCTTTTACTTTAAACTCAATAGCATCTCCTGGATTAATTTCATGTTTTCTTAACTTAGCAGCATGTACTTCATCCAAGTCATTGATGTGGATCATACCAGTTAAACAACCATTGAATTCACAGAATACACCGAATTTAGCACTACCAGTAACAAAACCTGTAATAACTTCATCTTTTGCATTTCTAAGATCTTCGAGGATCGAAGGAACCATTGCTTTTAAGTAAGCTCTGTGTGAAACAACTACTGTGCCTCTTTCAGCTGAGAATGAAATAGGAACTACATACATATCAGTTCCAATTATAGAACTAAAGTCATGTAATTTATTCATACCGGCTAAAGATCCTGGCATAAAGCAATCGATACCATTAATAGTTACAATATAACCACCTTCGGGGATCATTTGTTTAACTAGACCGGCATAAGCGATATTGTTGTCAATATTACTCATTAACTCTTCAAAGATAGCATGTTGTACACCTTGTTCAATTGAACCTACAACAAAGTCTTCACCTTTACTTCTGTTTCTAACGATTTTAACCGAAGTTTTATCCCCTGTTTTTAAATCATTTGCAACTTCTTTTTCAATATTAACATAGACTAATTCTCTATAATCAACATCGATACTCATCCAATTGCTTGAAATTCCATAAACCTTACCTTCGTAAACTTTACCAACTTCAAGAATAAACTTGTTATCAAAAACACTAGCTGAACCAATCATCATATTGTATAAATCTTGCGCATAAGACGCATGAGAAAATACTTTGTCAGTTGGATTTTTTAATTTAATGTGGGGATTTATGGTTCTTTTTGGTTTTGCTTCGTTTTCGAAAGCGTCCCAATTAAATTCACCGTTAGGAAGATACCATGCTTCGTCTTTGTTGTGAGCATCTAGGTCTACAACTTTTTTCTCAGATGGTGTGATTGTTACAAGGCTTTCTAGACTGATTGCCTCGATTTTGTTTTTTTCGCCAATTCTAATTTTTGGTGTCTTAGAATTGTCTTGATTTTTTTGTGTCATTTATTTTTATTTAGAAGTGATGAGTTATATATCCGATTACTTTTTAGTCCCATGTTTAATCTTATCGAGTTTAGCTAATTCTCCTTCTATAGCAATTACACTAGTAGGAAGAGGAGGACTGCTTGGTCCAGCTGGGGTTGGATGTGTATGTTTATTAAATTCTTTCATAAACTTGTTAAGAGTTTGAAAAAGAGTTTCACCATTTACACCAGGTTCTGCTTTATCTGTTGGACTTGTAGCCATATAAATATTTTTGGCATTGATAAGAATATCACCATCCTTATCAAATTTTATCATAGGATCTTTGTCTTTGGCTTTTCCTGTTGTAATTACAAGACCATCCTCTTTTGACCAATAAATTCTAATATTTCTTTCAGCATCATAAACTAATGATACTACGTTATGTGGTTCAGAAGCAGATTTTAGAATATCATCCTTTAGATTTTTATTCTGATCTGCATGGACCCAATATTCTGGCATATAAATATTACCATTATCAAATCTAGCAGCCACTATATCTCCGA